CATAAGGAGGCTTACATGTTAAAAGAAAGAGCAATCCTAGCGGCTGCATCTGAACCGTCAAATACAGGTGGCGGCGGTGGTGGCGGTGAGTCTGAATTTATTTGGGGAGCTAATGATTCTCACGACGTCAAAAAGTTTGATCGTTTTGGTAATGAGCTGTGGTCTTATACGACCTTTACTTCAACACTAAGACGAACTTATGTTGATACTGCTGGTAATGTTTACGTTGCTGATGATGCGAGCAATACGGCAAAACTAGACCCTAATGGTAATGAGCTTTGGAATGTTTCTGTAAGATCTTATGGTATGGCATTAGATAGTAATGGCGATGTCATTAGTGTATCTAATAATGATCTCTTAGTTAGAAAGTTAAGTACTACAAACGGTTCAACTTTATGGACTTATGATCCAGTTGCTCAAGCTAGTTTAATCTTAGCTATTGCTGTCGATTCTTCTGATAACATATATTTTGCAAACCGAAGTTTTTTGTTTAAAATAAATACTTCAGGTAATCAAGTCTTTAAACTAGCCGTCTCTTTAGGACCAAACCAAGTAAGAGGAATTGCTGTAAATTCATCTGGAGAAATTTTTACTGCTGATGATAGTGGTACTTTATCTTATTTTAATTCTTCAGGATCTTTTGTTAGGTCGGTTTCAGTTGGTGGTAATCCTTATGGTGTAGTTATAGACAGAGATCAAAATGTTTTTGTATCTGGTATTAGCTCTACAAATACTTTAAGAAAATATAATTCAGATTTAACCTCGTTATTAGAATCATATGATGCATCTAGTGGAACAGCCTGTTATTCTTTGGCAGCGGATGATGACGGGTTTATATACGCTGCATCTTGGCTTGGTCAAAATGGAATATTTAAGTTTGATACAAATTTAAATTTACAGCTAATTGTTGATAATACAGAAAACTATGTATCAGCAGCTGTACTGCCGGGTCGTTTAAATGTTTCACAGGGGTTATAATTATGAACGCATTATTTAGTTTTTTCAAAGACAGATTAAAAGAACGCAGCACATGGACGGGTCTTGCCTTACTTGGCGGGGCTCTAGGTGTACACTTCGATCCTGAGCATATCCCTCAAATCATTGAGACTAGTGCGGAGATCTTAGGAGCTGCCTATATAATTAGTCCTGATAAAAAGAAGCCACAAGGTCGTAGACCAAAGGCAGAACAAAAAAGAAAAAAATAATATGTCTTCACTTAGGTTCAAGTTACTTAATCTTTTAAAGCCTGCAAGTTTTAGAGGACGGCTTGGACCTGAGGCCCGCATTCAAAAAGCTTTTGTTGATGAGCTTAAATACCTTACCTTAGATAATAAGCTCGACTGTGTTTGGGCTGCGATTCCTAATGAGAATGGATCCAATGATAAGCCGATCTACGGAGCGATGCTTAGATCACTTGGTAAGATAGCCGGTGCTCCTGATATGATCTTCATGTGGGGCAACGGATCTGGATGTTTAGAGTTTAAGGCTGGTTCAAATAAGCAAAACGAAAAGCAAAAGATATTTGATGAGTGGTGTCAGGCTTGCAATGTTAAATATAAAGTTGTAAAAAGTAAGGAAGATGCACTTAACACTTTACATGAATGGGGTTTAATTAATGAGCAAGCTAACATGGTCGGAGCATAAGGTACGGCTAAAAGACCTAAAAGAATACCAGCATAATCCAAGACAGATATCTAAATCAGATTATAATAAATTAGTTAAATCAATAAAAGAGAATGGTTATAATTCACGTATCCTATGTGATACAGATGATACTATAATATCTGGGCATATGCGCACAATGGCCTTGCGTGATTCTGGCTTTCGTGATAATGATATCCTGCACGTTTTAAAACCCAGTCGCAAGTTAACAGACAAAGAGTTCCAGAGAATAAACATCCAAGATAATGTTAGCTTCGGCGACTGGGACCTTGATTCAATCACCAGCAGCTTTGAACTTGATGACCTTATGGATTGGGGTATTGATCATGATTTGTTTAAGGATCTAATGCATGACGATAAGGAGCAAGTGGTTAAGTCCAAGGATCCTATCGTACCTGAATCTAAGACATGCCCTAACTGCGGATTTGATCTTTAGTCATTAAAGTATAAATCAATAGCAGCCAGACCGATCATATTGATTTCTTCTGTAGGATTATCTAATTTCGTTATATAATCTTCGATAGCTTGCCAGCGTGGGCTTTCAACCGTTTTAGAAAATTCGTTATCTGACAAACTCTTGAATTGTTTAATAATCTTATGAGCCTCACGGTAAAACTCGGGCGTGACAACATAGTATTCTTTTGACATTTATTTCCCTACGGTTAATTTTTGCTAACTATAGTAAATTTCTAAGCATTTGTCACCAACTAATTCAAGATACCACTCGCTACCTTCAAGCTCGGCAACCGATTGTTTAATTATATCCAAATGAATTATCTCAATCATCTCCATTGGCAGCTGCGGGGTGTTATCGGTATAGGTAATGTTGGTCCAAGAAGTGCAGGTGAACTTGAGCGGCCTTACTATTCGGCCTGCCTCAAATATCACTAGTACATCCAGCCAAGTCATTATCTTTTACCATACCTCTTGCGGGTATTAACAACCCCATTAAATGTGATGAAGAAGTAAATAAAAAAAAGCAGAGCACCTGCAAAGTTTTCGATATAAAGATTATATAAAGTAAAGAAGCTATTTGAAAATAGCCATATATAAAATCCCTTGCCGTTGCCATTTGACACCATAAAGGCTCCGCATATTGCAGCAAGAGTTGCTACCCAATTAAAGGTTTCAAAAAATCCATCCATAATCAAACTCCTTGTTGATGATTTCACTTGTTAATACTTCCACTACCTTAGGGGAAGAGAACTGGTTATTTAATTTATTGGTTAGTTTAAATTTGTCAAAGTATTCTTTGAACATTTCATCGATCTTATTTCTAAACTCAGCAACTGGTGAGCGCACGCCATCTAAAGCAATTGGAGTATCGGGTCTGATTAAGAAGATCTTATCATAGGTCAGCATCCATTCGTCGGCTGCGGCCTCTAACTTATATAGCATATTACTTTCGAACTCATGATACCTTGCATAGATGATACAATCAATTGATGCCCGGTCGCATATAACAAAGTTAAAGCCTCGAGCTATTGCTTCCAGCTCACGACATATTTGCTGGTGGTATAACCAGTATGCGGTTTCGACAGTTGATTCATCGTTAAATTTAAATGGTGAGTAGCGTACTCGTTCCTGAACTACATCTACATTCTCACCTGCTGCCTTAAGGTGGTAGGCTAATCTTAAAGCGAAGGTTGACTTACCAGCCGAGTGGCTGCCTATTATGGCTATCTTCTTATAGTTTTTCATGTTAGTATTTCCCTTAGTTACTTCATAAATAATCGAGCCTCATCAAGGCGTCGCCTGATTAAACCTCGAAGCATTTTCTTGCCAGCATACACCCACCTGACAAATTCGGCAGGGCATTCTAATCTTTTATTGTCATTGAGTTTTTTAAGTAGGGTGGATGATTTAAGGCTATACTTACCTAGGTTAAAGGTAAAGGATACAAGGGCACTAAATTCATTTTCATTTAGCTCGACGTTTACCAAGGACGTTACGGCACGCTCTGCAAAGTGAACATCTTCTTTTAATATTTGAAGAGCAGCTTCACGAGTCAGGTGCTGTAATTGTTCCTCTGGTTTTATGACATGACCATAGCCGATGGTTAACTTACCACCTGAGCATGTATATGGATATTCTCTATAGCCTTCATAGAACTTAATTAGATCAAGCCCTTGTTTATTAATTAGCATTTTCATTCCCACTAGTTACAACAATGTTATGCTAGCATATTAGATTTCAATTAAAACGGTATATCGTTATAATCATCTTCAATTATTTTGACCTCGTTACCTTGATGCCCCACACCTTCACCAGAACTTGATTTAAGTTTAGTAACTTCACGACCAATTATTGAAAGGCTGTTAAACTCTTCACCTGATTTGGTCTTGCGTTTACTTTGATTTATTGTTCCGCTAACAAAAATCATATCACCTTTCTTAAGATATTGTTTAGCAAACTTGGCGGTATGTTCAAAGACAACAACTGGAACCCAGTGAGTTTGTTTATTATCTTTATAGCCAGTGGTTACTGCTAGGTTTAGCTTGGTCATATCCTTGCCGGTTTTAGTAGTGATGGATTCAGGATCCATACCAAGGTTACCGCTTAGGTTAATTTGATTTACTGATGTCATCCTCATCCTCTTCTTTTAATTTCTTCAGCTCGATAAACTTTTCTAAGAACTTACCAAACATCATGGTTTCTTTAACTGAGCTTTCTGACATTTTAAAGTCGTGCTTTAGTTTTTCAATAATGTCTTTATATTCTTTATCTTTAAGACACTCTATTACATGGTTATGCCCAGCCATCATTAACTTAGTATGGTCTTGAGTCATTAAATCTTGTACTTGTAATTTATACTTACGACATAGATTATAGTGGTTTAAAAATTCAGCTATTTTCCCTTCCATATTTTTCCTCTATAAAGTTGATACATTTTTCAATATGCTCTATATTGAGCTCATCGATGCTACTTACACTAGCACGTTCACACCATTTATCAACTGTTTCTTGAGGAATATTATGGGCTGGAATAAGCCGGACAAGAATTTCAAGCTTTGCGAGACGATAGGAGACCGGGTCTTCTGGTTTGTCATCTGCATTACTGTCGCTCCCATTTGTTTTGTTGGAACCCTCTGGGGTTTTGTCGAGTGCTTTGGGCCTATCATTAGCTGGGGTTTTATATTTGTTAAGAGCGCTGCTGAGCTTCTCTGTGAGGCTATTACCGTTTGGATTAACTTCCTTAAGACCGCCTTGCACATCCTCTAGCTCTTCTACCATATGCATACCGTTCATAACTTCAGGAGCATGGGTACGTATTAATAACGTAGCTGCCCTATAGCGAAGCATTAGTTCTGGCATGGTTCTGTATTTACTGTTTCTAGTATAGCCTTCTGCTTGGGCTTGTTTCAAGGTAAAGGTATAGGATATTTCCTCACCTGTTTTTTTAAGGTTAGTAAAGGCGGTAACTTTCATATCAGCACCTGCACCTTCTTCACGATATCTGATTCCGCTTTCGAACAAGCCGCTGTTATTAGCTAAGCTTAATGCAAAGGATGTGTTCATGCCAAGCTTGCCACTAACTACGAAAGTGTTTTGCATAACGAGCATTGGATCTAGCTTCATCCGGTATGCAGTTTGCACGGCGATAAATACGTTGGCTGGTTTGCTGCGATAATGTTCTGGAATGATGTCGGACTTAGCCATGATCTCTGCGAACTTATAGGCTTTCTCCATTACCTCGAACATATCTGAGGAACTGTTATTAGTTATATTGGACATTGTTTTTCTCCTTATTGTTTTTCATGGTCTCTAGTATAGCTGGAATATCGGCAATAGCAATTAGCCCTTGGCGATGTAAATTGTACAGATGTTTTATCTGATCCTTCTCGGATAGCTTGTTTGGCTCACTTAATGCCCTCAGGCTATCTGCTTTTGAAATTGTCATGGTTATCCTCACTTAATTAAAAAGGTTCGAGTGGCTCGACTATCTTGTAAATACTTTTCATATAGGTCGGGGTGGTCTTCTTTAAGAGCATTGCTATCAAAGCGTGATCTTGGATTAGACAAACGCCAGCTAGCAAGTACGTTATCATGCTGGTCAACTATATATGAGAAGTCTTTCATCTGGGCTTGGATATCGGCTTGCAAATCTTTAATGCGCTGGTCGAGTTCTTTTTTATATCCTTTAAGCTCACGAAGTTAGATAAGCTTATCAAGGTCAGCACCATCTGCTACCATCTTCTTACCGTTATCACGAGGGTATAGTTTGGCGATATCGTATATCGTACCGTCATCTGGTGGTACTTGCGCAAGGATATGGTTCTCCCAAAACTGATGAGCTATCTCGATTAGCTTTTCTTCGAACTCTTTATTACGTTCATAGCGATATATTCTAAACTGGTTACCACCGGCAAGAGCTGCGAGCTCAGCATAGGGTACATCGCATATGGCAACATACCATGCCACTTGCGTAAGATAAGTAGCTGGCACGATATCGGTTCCTTCAGGACCCCAATCATCTTTATTAAAGAAGCCGGTTGTTTTACATTCAAGTACTGCATCCTTGTTGCCGATCCATCTATCGATGTTGCCTAGCATAAGTGGGTAGTCAGGATGTCTTAAGGTTTCAGGTTCGATCATTACCTTGTTGCCAGATCGTCTTGAGTATTCCTCTGCTACGATATCCTCAAGTAGGTTACCGAAATGCATGGCATCGTTCATAGGCTCTTCTATATCGGTTAGCTGTAGCTTATCAATATAAACAGACATCGGTGATTTAAACTTTGAGACGTTGATGATAGCACCTATATCGGATCCAGTGATGCCGCTGCGCCTTAGGTCATACCATTCTTGTGGGTGATTCATAATGCGTTTTATTAAATTGTATTAAGTTGTAATGTATTATAACATAATAAAACTTAATAATAAAGAATAAAGTTTAATGAATCAACTAGGCCTTAACTTTTTTAAAGTTTTTATTTGATTCTTAAGAAAAGATCTTATAGGTTGAAGAGGGCCTCCGGGAAAAGATAGATGCCCTCAACCAATAGTAACTTAAAAACGATTAGTAACTTATGTCGGAGCCACCTCTCGTTACAGGTTACTGTATAAAATGATAATTCAAGTTGCAAGCGTTTTCTTTTTTATCTTGTTTTAAAAGTTAGCGCTTGTGATTTATAGGAATATTTTAGCTAGAAGATTAAATTAACTTAGTATATAGTTAATCATTATAATTAATATAACAAAAGAAAGAGGAATAAAATTATGACGCAAGCAATAAAAAAAGGTGTCGTTGAGCGACACCTTCTAATACATGTTAGTAGACACAGACATGTAATCCTTAACGAATCTGAGAGTTTAATCATTAACAAATCAGTGAGTTTAATCATTAACAAATCAGTGAGGTTATTATATGTCAACGGTTAATAACAGTCAAGACTTATCTAGGAAAAAATTACCAGCACAACATAGTCCATTTTTATCAGATGAACAACATCATTCAATGCATCCAAAGTTAGCACGTGCGATTGGCGTTAGCGCTGCTTTGTTTTTACAAAGATTAAAGTTCAGAATAAATTGGAAGCAAATGAATAAGTACAAAAAAATTGAAGGTCGTCATTGGGTTTATAACACCTATGAGGAGTGGCAAGATGATTTAGATTATTATTCTTTATGCACTATAAAAAACATAGTAAAAAAACTGGAGACCATTGGTATCTTACTTACAAAAGAAATGGACCCATTTAAAAAGGGTGATCGGACTAAATGGTATGCTATTGATTATGATAAACTCAATGAAATTTATGGCGATACCTACCCTGAAATTGATGAAGATGATGAAGGTAACCAGGGGTCGAATAACAACAATGGTAGCAACATCAAAAGTACAGATGATACCCCTTCA